CTTACAAAATATTGAAGAATCGTTCACTCACGACAAGGTTCCTGAAAGGTTAATAGAGGTTCCTGAAAGGTTAATAGAGGTTACGACAAGGTTAATAGAGGTTCCTGAAAGGTTAATAGAGGTTCCTGAAAGGTTAATAGAGGTTACGACAAGGTTAATAGAGGTTCCTGAAAGGTTACGACAAGGTTAATAGAGGTTCCTGAAAGGTTAATAGAGGTCCCTGAGAGGTTAATAGAGGTTCCTGTAATACACTCACGACAAGTATCCTTTAAGAACCTGAATTACTTAAAGGATAGCGTAACGCTGCTTAAAGGTTATATAAATTAGCGTACGTTTGCATCATATAGTTCAGGGTTTTCGTAGATATTTCCAATTACTTCGCACCACTTTTCAGGGTATGAAGGTATCGACCAACCAGAAAAGGTGAAACTAGCCCTATCTTCACGGTACTGTACTACATTTATAGATTCAAAATTTCCTCGTTTATCTTTAATGATGTCCCCTTCGTAGATGTCTAAACCATTCTTATCCTGTAAGCCAATGTACTGACACCATACAACATCATTTTCATCTTGGTCTTCCTCTACTACCCATACAGTTCCTTGATAGTTGTCAGGGGTTTCTTGAATGTGCATTGTTAGTAAGTTGGCAACAGTTAAAAGGAAAGCTTTGTTTCCATTCTTTAAACCTGCATATACCCATTCTTTACTTTGCACATCCCATATTCTAAACTTGTGTTCTTTCATGTTCTCTCCTGAGGTTTGGTGGGCAGGGTAGGACTTGAACCTACATATTGACGCTTATGAGGCGTTGTCATTACCGTTATGATACTTGCCCTAATCATTCTTTTTTAGTAAAAACTACCGTAAGTTAATTAGCTACCTTTAATAATGCACACAAAGCTTCAAACTCTCCATGAGTAAGCTGAAAGGTTTGTTCAAGTCTCGAAGAGGAAATGAAAACATCATATCCTTCCCCACTAGCCCATTCAGTTATTTCAATATAATCATGTTTGCCATCAGCAAACATGCAAGTTTCTAAACCTGTTTTGAAAGCTTTTCTGTCATACTTTTCTACTATCATTTATTCTCCTCTTTCATTGTGGCTCGGGGTAGTTAGCTGACCCACCCCTAAGATGTAAAGCCATAAGCCTCACTCAGGGAGACATCCTAGCCCCCAACTATAAATCATGTATAGTTTCATGGTTGATTTCTCATAACCAACAAAGGAGCAAGAGCTACTTGCTAGTTATTATTATAAAGAAAAGTCCCTTAGAAGTTTCTTAAAAAGCAAGTTTTGGCACAATTTTGCACGCTTTCTATTGTATTTCTTTTTACTAGGCACTACTTTTGTATTCAAGTTTAATTCTTTCTGGTAGCTTTTAATTATATCTAAGTTTCTTTTCATACTAATTGTATTTCTTTTATATCATTTAATTCTACTAAACATATTCCTAAACAATACTTCATACCATCATCATGGTATATACAACAAGTAGGAAACCATTCAGTATCCTCATAGAAACTTGTAGGTGCGAAACAGTACCTTGGGTAGAACTTATTAACCTTATAAAATTCTTCAACTTTTTCTTGAAACTTACTTTGAATTTTATTAGATTTCATAAATCTTTCGCACTTCTCTTTTTTATATAATTTATATGTCCATAAATTAGAACTAAGAAGAAGCATGATAATTAATACTATTGCTAAAAGGCCCATGAAAGTATCCATAATATTTCCTTTAGACAGTTAGTGTCATTAATTTTTTAGAGTGAGACTCAAAAGGATAACCTACAGGGTTAGTCAGCAAACTCACCTTCCCTACAGTATATTTCCCAACATCGTGTACATGCCCAAATACCCATACTTTTAGTTTGGTATCTTCTAAAAGTTGTTGTTCATAATCAAACCCAAAATAACTATTAGCTCTACTACCTTTGAACTTAGAATTTGTGTGCTTATCGGAGATAGTGGGTCTTACATGTGAAACCATAATATCTACCTTATTTTGTAGACTTATTATTTTACTTATCTCTTCCTGAAAGGTTTCGTAGAAGTTAGTGGTAGCTCCAAAATGAAAATCGTTGAGAGTATTTCTCCATCTCTCTAACCCATCCTTTTCATCTATATCTATACTTCCATGTTTTCCATCGTACCAGCCATCCGCACCCCCAATGGTGATACCACCAACTTCATAGGAATCTCCATCAAGTACTTTAATTCCTATATCGGTATAAAGCTTCCTAGTAGCAATTGCCTTCTCTTTACCTGTTCTAAATTTTTCTGAATATTTATTTCTGAAAATATACCTATCATGATTTCCCAAAACTACAAAAACCTCATCATAACCCACGACATCTTTAAGGTATTTTAAAAATTCAATATTTCCATTAATACTATGTCCAATATCTCCTGCTATTATTAGATATTTACTTTTCTTATTGGCAAAGTAGTCTTGAATGAAGGGGGAATTAGTCCCTTCCCTAAAGTCTAAATGCAAATCACTAGTGTAATCAAATTGAACCATCTTTCCTAGACTCCTTTATTATTTCTGGTAAAGTATCAGCACACGCTTTATCTACCCTTAACCAATTGTCAGCCATCCTCGGTAAAAATAAACTATATGTATCATCCTTAGCAATTATCAGCTCATTAAAGAGCACTTCAATTTTTTGATAAGGTAACCTTTCTATATTATCGGTTATATAGTCTCTAATTTCATCCGTCTTAGGATTTACATTAACCCTAAGCAAACCATCGGAACTCTTGCAACTTACAGCCCCTACCTTGCCCTCATTCTTTCCAGTTCCCTCTGTAAACCCTTCTATTTCTAGTGTGCAAGAACAAATAGCCTTTAGCTTTCTCCAGTTCTTGCTCCGCTTCCATTCATACATTGTGTTTGTTTTAATAATAACACCCTCTCCTCCTGCATCTCTAATTTCTTTGTAGAACTTAAAAATATCTTCCTCGAAACTGGCAAATTTCTGGGCAGGTTCTTTGAAGGGACTTCCTAACATGGAAACAACTGCTTGTACTTCAACAGCTCTTTCAAATGCAAGAAGGGTAGTTGTCCTTGACACCCATTCTTCTAGGGTCATTATATCAAAAACAAAATATTCAAGTTGGTTATCAATTTCTGCTTTATACCCCGTTTTGATAAGTGAGTTTATCTTTCCGGAAGTATCTTGTCTTAACTCACCAGCCATTAAAAGCTCACCATCAAGAACAATATTGTCATTAGGGAATTGTATTAAAATATTAGCAAGTCTCTTGATAGGAATTTCTCTTCCCTGTCTTGTAAACGCAGTTATCTTACCATCTTTCTTTATAATAATACAACGGACACCATCAAGTTTCTCTTGTACAAGACAAGGGAACGAGAAGTCACCATCAGAACTTGCCAACATACAATCAAAAGTAGGAATCAAATTAGGAATTACTTTGTTGATAGATTTAGCAGCTATTCCTATAGAAAGGCTTTTAGTTAGAATTGCTGAGTACACTTCTTGGGTTTGTGTATCCAAAGATTGTAAGAATAAGGTAGCCTCTTCTAAAGAAGCCGCATTAATACTATTTTGTGATAGTTTATTTGTGAGAGTAATAAATTCGTCAAACTTATGGTCTTGATTTCCCTCAAATGTTTTTAGTTTTTTAGGAAACTCTGTTATACCAAAAGTGATAAATGGATTAAAAGCCAATTGTAGTAAAGTAAGGAGGGCCTTATCGTCAGCATTCTTCGTCAAAATGCCTTCCTTATTATGAGTCCCCTGTGTATTTTTTATTTGTTTAATTATTTGAATTGCCTGTAACATACTTTCTCCTTAAATTTAATTAAAGTATGTTACAGTATATTAGCTTAAGATTTGCTTGAAACTCCAGCTATAATAAAACCAAAAATTAAACTGAAAACCCCTGAAGCAACCATAGTTATAAAAACTTTAAATGCAATCCAAGCGGAAATAGCAAAACCCATCTCTAAAACACCAACGTGGTACAATAGTACACCAATCCCTGTAATAAAACCAAAGGCTGCTAAAGCCCAACCTACTAAAATCATTAGACCACCAATAATAACCATAAAATCTTTTTTCACACACTCTCCTTTAATTGGTTAACAGGAATACCTGCTTCTCTTAAATACATAATACCACTTGTATCTTTATATTCATCCTTATAAATAACCTCTGCTATACCTGAAATCTCTATTAGCTTTGCACATTGAATACATGGGGAAGTAGTAATAAACATTTTACACCCTTTTGTTGATATTCCATTCTTTGCTGCATTACCAATTAAGTTTGCCTCTGCATGGTGTACAATACTTAAAGTTTCCCCAGTCTTATCATCTTCGCATATATTTCTTCTGCCTGGAGATGTACCATTATACCCAGATAGTAACATTCTATTATCTGGACTAACCAGAAGAGCTCCTACCTTTCTTCTAAAGCAATATGAAAGCTTTGATACAACATTAGCACATTCCATATGTGCTTTATCAAATTTAGAAAACTCAGGCATTATAATAACCCAATAGTTCTGCAATTTTTAGTACTTGGTATTTGTCTCCGTGTATATCAAGTTCTGACCCAGAATATTTACCAAAGTAAACAACTGCACCCAACTTAATAGGACCAGTGTAATCCTCTGGTAGGGCTATAACAGTACCCACTGAGGGTAATTCCTTATCCCCACCTACCGATAGGATAATACCAGACTCCCTTTTAACCTCTGTAAGTGGTATTATTAACAAATTTCCCGAATTGGGAATAAATTTTACTCTCATTTATACTCCTCTATTAATTTTTGTTTTGCTTCTGCTAATAATCTTATTTCTCTCTGTGCATGATGGTCTAATCTAAGATTAAAGAAATTTTTAAGTCCTTTAGGGTTCCAGCCACTCCATACAAGGGTGTACATGGCCTGTGGAAGACATCTTCTAGCATCTTGGGCCTTTATTCCTTTATCTATAGACGCTTCATAGAAACCTTTTGCTATTTCTAGTAGCTGAGAGTAGTCTATTTCCCTCATTTTTCTATCCCCGGGGAATAAATACTGAGTTTTAATAGAGGACATATTATCAGAAACGTAAAACTCAAAATCTAACTTAGAGCCTGATACATATCTTCTACTTAGCTCTTGCCAAGAAGCGTTTCTGTGTCTAATGTACTGAGCCCTAGTATTTGTATCAATATAGGAAAGAAACACCTTAAAATAGTCTTTTCCAACCTGTTGACATAGAGTATCATCATACCAAAGCCTAAAATCCTCTACATTTACTCCCACTCCCATTAAAAAATCGTAATCTGCACATAAAGCCCGGTAATTTGTTACCCAAACACCATTAACTGCCTCCCCATATGTAATAATATTGGGTATTTTTAGACCCATATTGCGGTCATACCTATCTAAAATAAAGTTAAGCTGAGGGGTTGATAGATAAACTGGAATAAACTCAAAGGAACTGCTAGGTAACCCCAATGATTCTTGTGCTAATCTATTAAATAGAGTATCCTTCCCAATTGCATTAGGATTAGCGTAGCAAGTGGAAGCTACTAGAGTAACTGCTTCTATTCTAGCCTCAAGACATGAGTTTGCCATTGAAAAATCGTATAGTGATACTTCTCCCTCGCCTAGAGCAAATAAATCTTCTTTAGTTCCGCAGTATTTTACATATTTTAAGTCTTTTTTCTTTATTTCAGAAATATATTGCATATTTTACCTCACTTTTCTATATTTATAGGGGTTATTCTAGCTAGTTTAAGGTCTTTATATCTTCTAAAAAATGATAAAATACCATTTTCATTTAACCAAGCTTTACCTAAACTTAAATTTTCAGGGGAATTGGAGAATACTAACAAACACTCATAAGGTTCTTTTAGTTCCTTAGTAGCAACCTTTCCACACTCGCAAGGGGAGTTTATAGCAAGTGTTAAGCACTCCCCACATAAAACACACAAATGAGAAGTCATTAAGCTGCCTCATCATCTCCGCCATCTAAATCTTCATCGTCAGGGGGCGTATCAGTGGATGCTTTTTCTTTTCTAGGTTCTTTTGGGGGAGCATAAATTGCCTCTAACGCTTTATTTACTGTAAACTTATCAAGAAATTTCATAAAATCAACATCCGCTTTATCAAGTTTCTTAATTAAGTCATTTAGGCTTATAGACTCTGAGGACAAGGCATCCGCCTGTAGTCCACTTCTTACTTTTCTAAGAGCAGAAATTAAAGTACCGTGGTAAGTAATATTTCTTTTTGCATCTTCCCCTGTTTTTCCATTAGTTCCTAATTTAAAAACTTGGTAATTAAGTGAATCTACTTTCTCGACTGCATATTTTCCATAAATTAACATTTTATCTCCTTTTGGTTTTGTATCAATATTGTACTCTACCAAACCTTAGATATTTCTTAACTAAAAGAGTTTATACTTACCTAATAAGCTATATAACTGTTCATTTCTAATAGAATCTAGGAGGCTAATACCATCTGAAGTCTTCATATACTCTTCTTCGTCCATTACCGGCATAAATTTTTGATGAAATTCTGTTATTGTTCTAACAAATTTTTGTCTGTACTCCCCAAAAGAGGGGGTATTTTCCTTATATATGTAGGCATCTACCCATTTACCCTCTTCTTGGATTTTACACCAATCTACAATTTTATAATATTTCTTATTATTATAATGTTGGTATACTTTTTGCATATCATCCACACTTAGAACTACCACAGCTAGTACACATCATACACCCCTCTGAGAAAATCATGGTACCCCCACACTCAGAACAGCTACTACCTTCAACTTTTTCTCCGTCTTTTATATAAGAGCTTAAAAGTTTCTTAAGTTGAAATAAAAATGAGCCAATACCTGGGTCAATTTTATCAAGCTCACTAACAATATTCTTAATATGCACACCGTGACGTAATAAAAGACTAATAACTCTAGTAAGTTTTGAGGTATTAGGCTCTGAGTGACATTTTTCTACAGTTTTACTAATGTGCTCTTCTAAAATTCCCTTTTGTTTAGCTAAACTTAATAGGCCATCTAGTGCTATATTTGTAGATACGGACTTCTCTTTATGGTTGGTCTGACAGAAGAGTGCAAATGGAATATTTGTTCCCTCATGGTGTACTACAGTTAAATACCACTTCTTACCCTCTGCTTTAAGGGTTTTCATTCTTGCAGGGGCATCACTAGGAAGTTTTACATCCGTTGCTTTAATAACCTCGGGCACTTCTTCTATATTAAGGGGCTTTTTAAGCCCCACCCCTACAATTTTTTTAGTAATTTCAATTGTCTTAAAGTTTTCCATAGTAACCTTCCTTAATAGCGTCATATAAATTATTTGCTTTACTAGTCTCTCCATTATATGTAATTGAGTCAGCACCATTTACAACAATTTCCTCACCACCCTCTAAATAAAAGATATAATCTGTATTTTGAAGGTCTTCATCCCTTACCAAAACTCCCTGAAGTGTTTCTGGATTAAATCTAAAAGTTGTACATCCTTTTAATCCACACGCATAAGCATATAAATAAATATCCCCAAAATCTTCAAACTTAGTAGCGGTAGGTACATTAATAGTCTTGGAAATAGAACTATCACACCATTTTTGAACTGCAGCTTGAATATCAATATGCTCTCTAACTGTTACTGTATCAGATGTACTAAAGTTTTCTGGCACTTCATCATTACAAAATAGATGCTTATATAAGAGCATCTCATAGGAATAAACTGTTACGGCTTCCTTACTATTTTTACCTTCCTGAATTACATTTCTAGTATACTTATGACTAAATGATGGCTCAATTCCATTAGATACATTATTATTTACACTTAGTGAGATTGTTCCTGTGGGGGCAATACTTGTAGCATGTGTATATCTACAACCATACTCTAATGCTTCCATTAATAAATCTGGTCTCTCTTCCCAAATTTGTTTTAGAAACTTACTTTCTGCCCACAGCTTTCTATTAGTCGTATCTTGTAAAATAGGAGCAGCTCCTTTTTCTTTTGCTAAATCAATACCAGCAGCATACCCCTCAATAGCCATTACCTTCTGTACTTCTTCTGCAAAATGAATTGATTGGTGTCCACCATACCTCATCCCTAGCATAGATAGTGCACTTCCTAGGCCCGTAAAACCCATACCATGTCTTCGTTTGTATTTTAATTCTTCTTCTTGCTCTGGTAAAGGTAATGCACTTAGCTCAACAACATTATCTAACATTCTTGAAAATATTTTGATTAACTTTCTATATTCTAACCAATCAAATGAAGCCTCTGGTGTAAATGGGTTTTTTACTAAAAAGGCTAAGTTAATACTCCCCAATAAACAAGCACCATTTGGTGGCAGCGGTTGCTCTCCGCAAGGATTTGTGGCTCTAATAACCTCGCAGAAGTAATTATTATTATATTCATTAATCTTATCAATTAATAAAAATCCTGGCTCAGCAAAATCATAGGTTGACCTCATAATAGTCTCCCATAAGTCAGTAGCCGCAACGGTTTCGTACACTCTACATAAAATATGAGTTTTTGACTCATTAAGAGTATATTTCATTTCTTCACAGTAGTCTAACTCCCAAAATAGTTTCTTCCATACTGTTCTAGTATCTGATGTTAATAAATTTAATTCTATTTCTTTATGAAGCACCGGAAAAATTAAATCCCATGGTTGTTCATTGTTTACTGCATACATAAATTCATCATCAATAAGTAAAGATAGGTTAAAGTTACGAAGTTTACCATTTTCTCTTTTTGCCTGAATAAATTTATAAACATCAGGATGCCAAACAGCAAAGGTACCCATCTGAGCTCCTCGTCTTCCCCCTGCACTTGATACAGTAAAACAAGTACTATCAAATATATCCATAAATGATAGTGGTCCTGAGGTACTTGCACCTGCCCCTGCTACAAAACTACCACTAGGGCGAAGAGTACTAAATTCATAACCAATACCGCAGCCAGCCTTAAGAGTTAATCCAGCTTTTAGGTTGCTCCCTAAAATTCCTTCCATACTATCTTTAACAGTTTCTGATAATGTACAATTAATCAAACTAGTAGCTGGTTTATACTTCCCAGCACCTGCGTTTGATAAAATTCTCCCTGCCGGTGTTGCTCCAGAGTTTAAAGCATAATAAAATAGCTTTATATAGTCAGAGGGATTTTCCTCAACAGAGGCCAATGCAGTAGCTACCCTCATGTAAATATCATCAAGAGATTTATCAATTGGATTTGATTGAGCATCTTTTAATTGGTATTTTTTATTTGTAATTTCAACCGAGGTTGGTTGTAATGGTATTCTTTCCACTATTTTTCCTTTTTAATAAATTATTTTATACGGAAAACCGTATAAAAGTCTACTTTCTTTAATCTCTCCAACAAAGTCTAAGGCTTCTTCTAGTGATATAAAATAATTTTCAATTACTATTAGTAGTTTCTTATCCCCAGACAAGATATGTATTTCTTTTACAACTTTGGTTGTTTCTAACATAACGAACTCTATAAAATTTTTTTCATTTCCTATTTGTGATACAAGGTAAGCCTCTTTCTCTTCTAAGGTCATGCTTTTCTCCCTAACCCAAGCTTTTTTCTTTCTTCTCTTTTTTTAATATACTCATTCATACTTGATACTTTTAAATCATTGAATAGTATATTAGAAGAATATTCTTGATATGTTTGGAGATACAGTATATTATATACTGCTTTAGGAGTAATGGAGAATCTATTAGCTAAAGAAGCCTGGGATTCTCCATTATTAAAGTAGCCAAGAAAAAGAAGTCTAATTTCATCTTCTGTTAGACTTCTTTTCATAATTATTCTCTCTCTTCTCTATAAGATTCAAGTAGAGAGGATAGAGCATCCTCTGGGCCTACAAAATCTTTAGGTTTTACTATCTTACCGGCCTCATTTTTGATAGTACCTTTACGCTCATTAGCCTCAATTACCAGCTTCATACCGTGGGCTAAAACTTCAGGAATTTTTTGTTGGTCTATACCAAGCTCTTTTACCATATATTTACTTACTACAATAAATAAATCTATGAAGTGACCACAATATTTATCCATAAATAACATTGTATCTTCACTATCATCAGGATTTTGTAACCATTTTGCAATTGTACCACCGAGCACAAAGCCATAATCAAGTAGTCCATCAACCCTATCAACCAGTTTCTCTGCATTCAATGTTTCATAATATTCTTCATTGAGCATAGTCATTTCTAAAGTTTCACTAAAGGAAAGTTCATTTCTAATGAAATTCCATTGTCTAATCTCTGGGAAGAATGGCATCACCAATCCATCCACCAACTGATTTTTCATTAACACGTCTAAAAGCATTTTTTCTCCTTTTCTCTTAAAGTTTACATAAGTATACAATAATTAAGAAAAGGAGTCAATACTAAATGCTAATCCTTACTAAATTTTCAAAAGAAGTTGAATCATATAATTCTCGTTGTAACCAAATAATCATAGGTATTTCTTTAATAAAGCTCTGAGTACTCTTCCTATTCCTTCTAAGTTTTAAATTAGAGCGAATCTTTCTTGCTGTAACAGCTCCTGATAGGCCTAGGACGTCCGCTATTGCCTCATCGGTTAGATAGAGGTAGTTTTCCCTTAGAAAGTCTTTTTCGTGCTCTGAGAGGGCCTCACGCCTTACTGTCTTGGTTGTTTGAACTTCCATCCGATTAGTTTTCCCTTATTAAGAATTTTTATAAGCTCATTAAATCCTTTTTCGGGAGTATGAGAGAAAAATTTAAGCTCTTCTTTAAGTAAATCCTCATATTTATCTGTAGGAATAACAGCATCTCTTAATTTAACCCCAGCAGGGACAAATTTAATTAAATAATTTATTTCCTTTTCTAAGTCGTAATAAGAAAAAGCAGTTAAAAATCTTTTTTTATAAGTTAAGGCAAATTGCTTTAATAAAAAATCAGGAACAATATAGGTTTTCTGTATTTTACCTAGTTCTTGATAGAAAGGTTTAGCCTCAATAATAAAAGAACTATTTAGAATGACAGGTGTCAATATTTTCTTTTCTTTTTCTGTTAAATCTAATTCCTCTAATTTATCTTTTAGTGGATTAATACTATACCAATCTTCAAAATTCATTTAATCTCCTAGTAAATATGATTTTTATATATTATCTACTTCTTACTCTTTATAATTTGAATAGATAAATCTTTTTGTATATGCCATGTATATACAATATATCTTAAAGTAGATAAAGCTAAGTCAAAGTGTTTATGTCGTTTAGTTCTCTGAACCTCTTTAGTCTTAGGGTTTTTCCAAGACATATTTTTTATCTCACTTATAAGCTCTTTGCAATTTTCCATAATAAACAATTTTTTATGATAAAACATTGCATTTATAGTATCAATTCCCTCATCAATCTTATTTATGGCTGGTCCTGTATAATATGAGTAGGAAGTAGCCATATCATGTATTAATTGAGCAGCAGAAGGGTCTGTATATCTATTAGGAGTTCCCTTAAAATATATCTTTTCATTATCTTTAAAGGATGCTACATGCTGTTCAAGTGCTAGTTGTTCAGCTTTATATTCTCCTATGATTGTCACGATTCCAGTAAGTTTTTCAACAACTCCCAGTAACTGACCAGTGTTATCTGCGAAACCGAAGTCAATGCCTACTAATTCTGCCCCAACATTATTTAAAATAGTAGGTAGGCTAGATATTGGTTTTACATTTTCTACTAGGTCAAAGGAATAATATACCAAAGCATCTCTTAAGGATTGCCAAATGCCCTTATATTCCATATCAAAAGTCTTTTTAGGTAGGGTAGCCTCTTTTTTAGCTAAGAACTCAGCTGATATATAAGGATTTGAAGAAGTGGGAAAGTTAAATGATACGTACCCTGGTAGTCCATCCATACCTCTTTCAAAAGGAATATAAAAGTCGTTATCAAAATCTCTAACCGTTCCAATAAACATTGTTTTAGAATAAGAAAATCCATCTGGTTGCAAACCGTAGTCAGATTGAGCTGGGTTAATCTTATTTTCCCAAATATCCATAATTCCTGGAATATCCTGAGACTCATCGAAAATTACTAGTGAATACTTAAATCCTAGAACATTAGAGATAGACTTAGGAGTAGCACATACAATAGTTTGTCCATATTCTAGTGTAAAGGTTAATAGCTTTATATCTTTTGATTTAATTTTTAACCCTAACTTTATAATTGCTAATTCAACCTTATCATAAATAGCTTTAGCGTTTGCAAATGTAGGAGTTACAAGTAATACTCTAGCTTGAGGAATTAATAATTCTGTACTGGCAATAGCAGCCATTACCTCGGACTTACCAAAACGTCTACCACATGCTAAAGTTATAACATCAAATTGTCTACTAGATACACAACTATATACTTCTAATTGTGCAGGGTGTGGTTTAAATTTTAATAAAGATGCAGAAGAATAATAATCTATTTTATTTGCTACAGACTGATATATTTCTACATCAGGGGTTATAAATAACTCATCAGGGGCTAAGGCACTCATTATTGTTTGACTATCTGTTGTAATAGAGTAATATAGGTATCTTCATTAGTACCTAAAGTTTTCTTTTCCCTCTCTTTAAGCATAGAGTCCTGAATTAATAATAAATCTACAATGTCCTTTTTAGTAGCACCCTTAAGGTCATCTCCAAGTTCCTCTAATTTAGCTTGAATTATCTTATCCAGCATTTCAAGTCTATATTCTTTAGACATATCATATTGAGCATTAATTAACTCTTTTAAAAACTCTCTTACATGCTCCTTAGCAAGAACTCTCTTAACTTCATTTAGACTTATACCAAGATACGTTGCAATTGATATATTTGTTTTTCTATCTGCTCTCATCTCACATATGGCTCTCTCTATTAAGGTCATGGGCTTTTGGGAGGCCACACCCTCTGTGAACACTAATTCTGTTGTAAGCTTTTGTTCAACATCTGGAGTTAATCCTACTTCTGGAATAGTTGGTAAATTATCACTCATTTAATTCCTCGTTAATTTATTTGGATATTGTGTAAGTATTTCATCATAAACATATGTAAATAATTCTGTTATCTCTGAGGGGAATAGGAAAGGATGGGAAAGTTTAGCAGAAGAACATATAGGACACCTTAACAACTCAGAATATTCTTTCATGTTTGTTATAAACTCTTTTCCACATGTACATTCAAACGTAAAATCTAAATTATCTATAAAAACAACTTTATGAACTGGAGATTTATATAAATTAACTTTCATCACTTTCCTCTCTTCTTTAATCTCTATTTAATAATCGTCATAATTAGAAAAGGTGTTCTAAAGTACCCTAAAAGAGACCAAAAAGGGGGAATACAATAATAGGAAACCGGACACCCCTTTTTTAAGCTTACTTTAAGGTTACTTATAGGTTTTCTGATAATAAAACGATAATTTTCTTTTTAAAAACGATTATTAAACAGTAAAGTCCTTATTGGAGATAAAATGGGAATATTAAGTTATTTTAAAAGTAAGTCACCGGATAGAGGTAGTTCATTTTTCTTGACTACTAAGGCCTCTAAGAATAATAAAGAGGCAATGACCTCATATACTGATGGTAATGGAAGATTAGCAAAAAGTACTGAAGAAAATACCCTACATACAAGTGAATTAATCTTTAGTTGTGTAGATTATATTTCAAAGGCTGCTTCTCAGGCTGTACCAAAGGTTGGAAAGCTTGATAAAACAGGAAAGCTTGTACCTATGCCTAGTACTGATAAATTAGCACAGTGGGCACAAAACCCAAACCCTCATTTTACTTGGGGAGAAATGATAGAATTACAAATACAAGCATTACTCTTATCAGGCACGGCATTCATGACATTTGAAATGAATAAAGGTAGATACGAATCTTGGTTCTTAGGGGCCCCCTCTGCTGTAAAAATTGTCCCGGATGCTACTAAATATATTAGTGGTTTTATCTGGAATGATAAAACAGCATATAAAGCTGATGAAGTATGTGTAGTAAGAAATCCTACCTTAAATAACCTATACTATGGAGTTCCTGCTGTAAGGCCATTGCTTGATACTTTATTACTAGAGAGTTATGCAATTGATGATTTAAAGAGCTTCTATGAAAACTCCAGTTTACTAACTGGATTATTGGAGTCTGAATATGCACTATCCCCAGAGCAAACTACAGCAATACAAGAACAATTTCAAATGTTATATGGCAAAGACGGAACTAAGAGGGGTGGTACAGCAGTATTACCAAGTGGTCTAAAATATAATCCTATTCAGTCTACTCCACAAGATGCTAAGATATTAGATTCATTGAATATTAGTGATAAGAGAGTTCTTAGGGTATTTAAAATAAATGCATTAGCGCTAGGGGGAGAGAACACCTCTACCTCTAAGCCTCAAGACTTAATGAAAGCAGTATTTAATACAGCAGTCCGGCCTTACCTATATAAAATAGAAGATAACATCTCATTATTTTTACAAAACAAATTTAAAGATGCAACTTTAAGATTTTCCTTTGACCTAGATAGAGTAGTAGAATTAGAAACAAGCCTCGATGTAAAATCTGGAGCTGCAAAAGATAGCTATTCTACCGGATTATCAACACTTAATGAGGCAAGGGATATGATTGGTCTTCCACGAATAGAGGCAGATAATGCCGATAAAAATATCTTGGCAGCTTACTTATTTGGTACGGGCGCTCAATATGTACAAGATGGTACCCCTGTTGGTATTCAACCGGCCGCAACTGCTCCTGTTTCGGGAGGGGCTGGTAGTACGTCTGCTACCGGGGGTAACCCAGACATGCCTACTGCGGGTGTATAAGTCATGAAGTTATGCAATCAACGATAATATTTTAGATAGTCTTAAATAAAAAGTAAGAGGAAGTGTTTAATGGATAAGTTAGTTTTGATAGTAAAAGAGTTTGAAATGCAAAACAAAGAGCTAGGGGCTCCAATAGATGAGAATGTTTTGTATATTAAAGGGTATGCAAATAGATACCTTGATAACTCTGGACAATTAGTGATTGACAGGAGTGGTGACTCGGTATTACCTTATGGGTATAACTTAGAAAACTTCATGAAGAACCCTATATTATTATCTTATCACGACAAACAAGAGCCTGTTGGTAAAATTATAGATATAAAAATTTCTACGGATGGTTTAGAAATAACTGCAGAAGTGCACAAACTTTTAAATCCAAAAGTATTCTATGCAGTACAAAATAAAATATTAAAGACTTTTTCAATTGGTTTTAAACCCCTTGATGCACAGTATGACTCACACATTGATGTTTATTACTATAAGGCAGTAGAATTATTGGAGGTGTCAATTGTTTCTGTTCCAGATAACCAAGATGCTATCTTTACGGTTCTTACTCAGTCGCCTTGTGCAAATGGTACTTGTATGCTTGCTTCCAAGGCAACAAATGAACACACCTTCAAATGCTCCTCAAAAATCAGAAATAAAGAAATATCTGAAAGCAAATGGAGTGAAGTGGATAAGTCAATTGCGGCACAAGAAATTTTAGATATTAACTTACCTGAAGTTATTAAAGAGGCCTTCTTAGTTGTAGGGGATTTAGAAAAGAAATCTTCTTGGAAATTTCCTCATCATGAAATTAAAGAAGGAAAATTATTGGTTAGTAAAGAAGGCGTATACTCTGCTTTTGCGGCTTTAAAATCTACTATGGAAGATACTAAGTTTTCTAATGAGGAAAAGTTAGAGGCATCTGAACACTTATTAAAACACTATAAAGAAATGGAAGAAACTAAAATCATTGAGGGAGTCCCTGAAGATTTATTATCCATGATTACATCTTTAAAAGATACTATTAGTAAAGAAGCAGAAAACGAAAATAACAACGATAATAAGAACGAACACGATAATGAAGAAGGTAAGAGTGGAGATGGCTCAACCCCAAACACCCAAAACGCTGAGGGCTCAACCCAAACTGCTGAGGGAGATGGTAAAGAACCTGACACAATAACTTTTGAACAGGTATTATCATTTATAACGGCAACTGAGGCTTCTGATAGCAGCGTTTCTCAGCTTCTACGCCTACATCAGGTAGTAGAACAAAGAGTCAACACAATCTTAAACTAAAATAGGAGTTATAATGGGAATTGAAGCCATTGACAAAATGAATAAGGAACTCGAAGTCCTTAAGGGTACTATTGAAGCACAAAAAACTGCTTCTGAAAAACAACTTGAAGAGCTACAAAAAGACATCGAAGCTAAGCTTACTGACCGTAAGACATCTTTTGAGGACAAGTCTGTAGATGATAAAGAAGTTGCTAAAGCAAAAAGTGTTGGTGCAAACCTTTACTTGAAATCAGTATTGACAGGTAGAAATGCTTCTTCTTTCGCTGAGTTTAAAGAAATGGCTGCTACTATTGAAAAAGCAATTAAGCCTGCTGATATTTCTAGTTGGTTAGCTGAAGAGTTTAGTGGTCAAATGTTGACAAAACTTGAAGCAGAATTGATGGTTGAGCCTTTGTTTACAAAGCTTACAATGCCTGCAAATCGTAATCAATTTAGTATCCCTGGCCGTTCAACAGATGCAGTTGCTTACTTAATTGCCCCTGGTGCAGATGCTATTGAATCTACAATTGCTGCCGGTAAGGTAACTTTTGCTACTAGTCGTATCAAAACACTTGTTAGTGTAACTGACCAAGCTGACCAAGAAGCAGTTGTTGCTGTTATGGACCTTGTTAAGCAAGAGCTTGTTAGTTCTTTGGCTCGTGCTTCTGAAAAAGGTATTATCGCTGGTGATACTGCATTTGCTGATGCAAATGATGTTCGTAAAGCATTTGATGGTTTATTGAAAATCGGTGTTGCTGCGGGTAATACAGTTGATGGTACCGGTGCTATTTCTGCTGCAGGTATTCTTGCTGCTAGAAAGAAACTTGGTGTATATGGTCTTAACCTTGCTGACCTTGTAATCATTGCTCCTGTTAAAGTTGCTTATGATATGCTTGGCCTTGAGCAAGTATTGACTGTTGACAAGTATGGCTCAGCTGCTACACTTTTAACAGGTGAAATCGGTAAACTTTATGGTATGCCAATTGTTGCTTCTGCTGCACTTCCAGAGAACTTGACTAACCTTGGTGTTGTCGATGTTGCTGGAACAAAAACTGCAGTGTTGATTGTTAACAAGAGATTCTTTGGTGTTTCTGATAGAGGAACAATCGGTATTGAAGACGAGAGAAAAGCGGTTTCTAGTTCAACTCTTTATGTTGGTTACAGAGACATCGACTTTAAAAAACTTTCTATTGTTGCTACTCCAGTATCAGCAATCATTAACCTTTAACGAGGATTAGGGGCTTCGGCCCCTATTATTTTTTAGTCCAATTATATTTCTATAATTGAGTTAAGAAATAAGGAATATAGATGCCAAAAATTAAGTATGAGGGCCCAGGCCTTACAACAATTGGTGTAGACTTTCAAGAAGGTGAGTATGAGCTCTCAGATAAAGCTGCAGCTTATGTTTTAGAAACATTCCCATCAGCTTTTAGTGTTGCTGGTAAAACTAAAGAAAAACCTGCAGAACCTGTAGTTGACGTTGAAGAAAAAGTTAGTGGCCCTAAGCCTAAAGCCTCAACTAAATAAGGAAAAATAAATGTTTCAAGAATTAGAGGACGGCTTTATAGACTACATAGAAGTAGAGGCATCGGACGTACAAGTAAGAACAGCATTAAGCACTATTCTTACTTGGGCTGAGAGTCATATCTATAGCATCTACGGAGTTTCTATTATAGAGCGTACAATTACTGAAACATTGAATGGAACAGGCCTTTCAAAACTGTATACTTCTAAGGGAGAAATAGTCTCCGTAACCTCCTTGAAAATAGATGGAGAGGATACTCCCTTAGATACATTAAAAATTAAGAAAAACTTAATAATCTACCCAGATAATACTTTTATTGCTGGCGATTATAATATTGAAGTTACTTATACTATAGGATATTCTTCTGTAGATTTAATTCCTCCTAGTTTGATTAATGCCATGTATGTAATAGGAAGAAAAATGCACACTGATGCTACTAAAAATTTCGACTCTATTGCATTAATTAGTTCAGATACTAAACAATCTGTAAAACCCCTCGACTCAATTCCATTCTTAGCGGACAGTATTTTACAAGCCTACAGAATTTTTAGGCTTTAATATGGGATATTCTGCTGGGATTTACACTCCAGGTGATACTACTTACTTATCAAAAAATGTTAGAATTTCTATTGATAAAGTTACTGAGGCTATGGCCAGAAAGATGTATGTTGAAGCAAATAAAAGAGCTAATGCTTGGAAGTCTGCTTTACAATATGCACTTAATAAAAAAGTATCAGAAAGTATAATTCAAAGTCACGCTAGAAGACCCGATGCCCCTTTCCCTCACTACAATACTGGAAACCTTAGAGATAGTATAAGGGCCTCCGTTTCTTTTAATAAAACCCCTAAAAATTATACAATTGGTGTAACAATGAGTGTAGGATATATAGGAGGCTCGGAAGAGTATCCCTATGGTTCGTATACTAACGCAGGATTTAGACAGAGAAAAGATGGCTCAATAGCTTCTTGGGTAGGTTGGTTAGATAGAGTTACTTTAGGATACGGAAAGAAAACTTCAGGGGCCTTTAAAAATAGGTCTGGTAATGAAGTTACTACTATGTCAAAGGTGATTGATTCTTTAATAACAATGAGAATGAATATAGGTAATGTGGGGAGCTTAATATGAGAATAGAGATAATTAATTCTGTAGTTCAAGATTTAGAAAGAACTAAAAAATTTAAACGTGTTTATGGTAATAATATTCCAATGTGGACAGATGTTAAGGATTTTCCTACAGTTGCTTTAGTTTATGAGTCAGATATGATGGAAAGAGATAACTTGGTTAATAGTAAAGCTATGGTAAATGCCGTTATCCCAGTGTATATTTATAATAAGCAACGAACATCAGACTATGAAGATAATTTATCAGAATTGGTTGAGTTAGTACAAAAAACAATAGAAAGTAATGAATTTTTAAGAACTAATACAGTGGAATCTATTATTACAGACTTTAAAAGAGATGGTGGTATGCTACACCCATATTCAGTAGCTCAATTAAACCTTAAAGTAAAATATATTAAGCGACTAGCATAAATATTTTTTATTTACGATAATAGATTGATAAAACTTATAAAGGACAACAATGGCAATTTATCGCTCAAATAGTGCAGTTTATGCAATTATTAAAGAAGCTACGTTTAACGCAGGTGGTACATTTACCAATGCAGACGTTGTTGAGGTAACTTCAGATACTTCTATGAAACCTGAAGGTGACTCTATTGAAAGAAAGGCAATCAAAAACTCTTTCTTAAGTGCCCCTAAAATGGCAGGAAAAATCTATGGAAGTGGAACTTGTGGTGTTGAATTAGTACCACTAGGTGGTGTAGACAAAGACCTTAATGGTGCTGACTTACTGGAAGTTGCTCTTGGTATTCGTTCTGCTAATGCGTTAGCTGGTGGTGCCTTTATTGGATATTCTGATGCTGGAATTACACTAGCTAAGGAAATATATCCAGCAACTACAGGGGAAACGGGTACAGCTATTCTTTATAAGCTTTCTAAGCCTTGTGGTTCACAACCGTCTTTGGCAGTTAAGCAATTCCTAGGATGTACTGTTGGTGATAGCCAAACTATTACTTATACAGGTATTGTACCTTCAAGTGTTAAATTTGATTTTCCTGTTGCAGACCTTGCTACTATTACCTTTGATGTTGGTGCATCTGGTTATAGTACAGCTGCAGGAGAAGCAATTTTAACAGGTACAGTTATTACTGAGAATCCTTATGTTGGTAAAAATGCTACATTTACTGTTTCTGGGGTTGCTTATGAAGCAAAAGACTTGTCTTTCACTGTTGAAAATACAGTAACTGACCGTGAGGCAATTACTTCTAGTGGTATTTCTTCTAAAGCGGTAACTAAGAAAATGGTTAAAGGCTCATTGTCTGTTACTTTTGAGAACTATGATGAACTTAATAAGTTTAAAAATAACACTGATGCTAAAATCTATCTTGAGATGGTTTCTGGAACCCATAAATTTGCTATTTACTTCCCTAAAGCACGTTATACAGGTGTTTCTATTGAAGATGCAGATGGTATCCTTGAAAATAAGATTGAGTTTGAAGCTTATGAAGATGCGGTCTTAGGTGAGGCTATCTTAGTAGCTCATATGTAATATTGGGGCTTCGGCCCCTTGCCTTTTATGATTAAAATTAAATAGGAGAATATCATGGGTTTAGTTGTTTCTACAAAAAAAGACCAGTTACTGGACTACATTCCCGTTTCCTGCAGAGGAGACGAGGCCCCTTTCACATTAAAAATCAAACGTATTGACTCTAAAAGTTTTGCTAAACTAGAAGATGGTTTAACAAAAATTAACCAAGAAGATGCAACAATTAGTTTTGCTTCTGGCTCATTTAACTGGAACTTAGTTAAAAGAGGAGTAATGGGCTGGGAAAATATTACAGACGATTCAGGGGCTGCTGTTAAGTTTAAAAAAGATTCTAATGGATTTATGGATGATTCTTGTATTGAGATGTTACCCTTAGAAGTTGTTACAGAAGTTGCAACTACTATTGCTTCCATTACTAGAAGTCCAGAGCATACAGACTTGTTTTTAGGAAATGAAAAAAAAGAAGAAGCTTAATATAAGCTCACCATGAACTCAATTCATCGGTTATTACATTATTATACCCCTCAGGCATACTTGTTGTCCTCTTTGCCTGAGGTTACCTTTATTTTTAAAACCCTTACTATGGGACAGCTATACACCCTCTCTTCTTTATATTCTTCTGGAAAAACTCACCAGTACACCTATAGAACATGTGAATTAGCCCTTATTAAAATTGAAACCGCCTCTGGCGGTATTTTAACTTTAGATGATTTATCAGTAGAGATACTTGATGATGTTGCAAAAGAGGTATTAAGAGTTTCTACTCTTTCCCCAGAAGTTATTGACAAAATTACTACTAACTTAGATATTTATTTTTCTGACACTTTATCCTCTGACGGATGGAAGTGTGATATATGTAAATCAAAAAGACTTCAAGGAACTAGAAATTGTGGATTCATTGGAGAAAAAGAAAAAAATAAAGACTTTAAAATTGTGGTGGCTGGAAATCTTTTCACTCATTGCCCTATTTTTGAGTTGGACAACAATCTACTTAATTCAGCAATAGAGGCTTACAATATTCATAAAGCAGGGTTTCTACCAGAGGCTGGAGGTTGGTTTGACCAAACCCAAACATTCTGTTCAGTATCCATTTTAGTTAATAATAAGATTGAAGAACGGAATAAGGCTCAGATGGATAAACAAATAAGAGAGTCTAAACAACATCGTTAAATACGATTATAGGGTATTAATATAAGCTTATAAAGGTTCTAAGATGGCTCAAAATAATGGTGGAAATGTTAGTTATGAAATTCAGTTCGTACAAAAGGGACTAAAGAGCCTAGAAGGTTCCTTAGTTAGTACTAATAAAACTATAGAGGCTATGTCTAAATCTGCTAGTTCTATCTTTCCAGCTGACTCAAAAAGCTTAAAAAGTTTTGAATCCCAAATAAATAAATTATCTAAATCTGCAGTTGGTGCCTTCTCTAAAATTCAAGATGCCATTTCTGAAATTCAGGAAGGAATAGCAAGTGGAGGACTTTCAGATGAAAATGCTTTAAGAGGCCTTAAAAGTTTATCAAGGGAAGTTGGGGTTATTACCAATAAAGCAGGGGGTCTTAAACAAGCTCTTAGTGGTACAACTTATGGGGTTACTGAAAATATTTATAATCTTATAGCAAACTTTGAAAAACTTGGGGTTAGTAGTAGTGTTGTAAGTAAGCTATTAGGTAGATTTTCTGGGTTAAATGAAATTTTGCAAAAGACGGGTGATTCAAAGTACCTTTACAACTTCAACAAGGAATTAGAGGTTTCTACTAAGAATGTATTAAAACTTGAAGATACTATTAAAAAACTATCATCCTTAGATATTACCTCTGCTAAAAAAACATCTGCTATTTCTTCTCTTACAGGCTTAAAAGATAAAATAGCTAGCGGAGAGGCAAACCCTCAAGAAACTAATAATGCATTGCGTACAGCTTCAGGTATATATGAGAAACTTAATGACCAACAAAAGAAACTTGTAAGTAAACAAAAAGAATCTGTAACAGCCTTGGACCAAGCTGAAAGACTTCTATTATCTCAAAAAACTGCACTTGAAAATACTATTAAATCTCAAAGAGGTGTTGCATCTGCTGCAGAAATTGCAAGAGGGGAAGCACAACTAAATAAGTTAGAATCTAAATTAAAATTGATTCAGAACACAAAATTAAATATTCCTATTGATGTAGACTCTACTCAAATTAGTGCATTTGTAGCTAAAGTTAATAGAATAACTTCTAGTATGCCTAAAACAAAGGTTGACACAGAAAGTATATCATTTGACATAAAAAGCTCTAAGAAGTTTGAAGATTTTAAGAGTGCTACTAAAAGTTTATCAGCAGAAATTGATGTTCTTAAAAATAATCTTACAGCAGCTTCAAAGGTATCTTTAGACTCCTTGAAAAACCAGTTAGTTTCCTTACAGTCTGCTGTAGCTTCAGGTAAAATACAACCTAATGTAGCTAAAGAAGAGTTGGCGTTACTTAATAAGAAAATAACATTACTTAGAGAAGCATCTAATATTCAAACAAAAGCACAAGCAGGGGAGGGGGTTACTCTCTCCTCAAGTGACGTAAGACAAATTAATGTTGAGTTAGAAAAATTTAGAGCGGAGGTTGTTTCTTCCTCTGGGTCTGTTAATATTTTATCTGATAAACTTAAAGGATTAAGTGATATTGCCGGGGGTAAGATAACTTTTGACAAGTCTTATGATAAAATTGTAGCTTCTTATCAAGAACAAATTAGACTTTTAGAAAAATTAAAAATCTCTAAGGTAAAGTTTGCATCAGAATCTTCTATGGGCGGTGCAGATAAGATGATAGAGAGGCTCACAGCAGAGCTACATGCAGCTAAGAGAGCTAAGGAAGGGTTTGATGCATCTTTTGCTACTAATCCCTCTGCTGCCCTCTCTAGTGCCACTGCTGAGACAAAAAAATTATCTTCTTCTTTAACAGAAGCTAAACTACATAGTAAAGATGTTGTTGATAATTTAAATAGAATTTCAGTTGTTAAATGGGCACAGAATATCGCTGCCCGTGCTTCAATGTATGCGTCTTTATATGGTGGAATTTATAGTGTAATTAATTTAATCTCTAATGGCGTTAAATATGTATTAGAGTTTGACCAAGCAGTGCATACATTATCTGCTGTATTAGATATGAGTGCAGCTTCAGCAGGAAGATTAGAAAAGAAACTATCAGACTTAGGCGTAAAATTTGGTGGAAGTTTAAAAGACATCAACGAGGCTGCATTGGCATTAGGGCGTGCAGGATTTGATAAAGCAGAAGTTGCAGATGCAACAGAAAACATTATAAAAATGGCAAGGTTAACCGGAGATTCCTTTGCGGTTTCTGCAAGTGCCTTAATTACATATAGAGAAGTTTTTGGTGACGTAAAAGATGCTACAACAGGACTAACACCATCAGTAACAGACCTAGCAGACCAATTAGCCTATGTTGCAAATCAATCAAGATTATCAACCCAAGATATTGGAACTTTCTCTAACTATGCTTTAGCTGCTGCAAAGTCCTCGGGGCTTACTGCAAATGCCGTTAGTGCAATGGCTATCTCTTTCTCAAATGCGGGTGTTAATGCATCTACTATCGGTACACAAATCAGAAGATTTTCTAATGTTCTTGCAGAAACATCTACTGAGGTTACTTCATTTTTTAGACAAATGGGTGTTGACCAAGAGATGATGATGGCTCGTATGAAGATGGGTACTACTGAATCAAATGCAGCGATGTCTGAGTTTGTTGCTAAACTAAAAAATATGTCTGATGGTGATTTTGGTAAGATTACTAGAGGTATGGATATTCTAGCCTTACAATCAATTACTTTGTTAAGAAATAATGCAGATGAGTTTTTTAGACACCTTCAAAAATTAAACTCTGGTGTACAAGGTGAAGTAGAAAAAGCTACATTTGTAACAGAAAGTTTTGCAATAACTTGGGAGAAACTAGGAAATACTTTAGGGGTAACCTTCAACCAAACTATTGGGCAATTATTACCATTTGCAAAAGAAGTAACAGTATCTGTAATATCTACTTTAACTAATATTAATAGAAACTTTGAAACATTTAAAACTAACTTTGTAAATGCTTTACAAGTAATTGCCGGGGCTACAGGTGTACTTTTATTAGTAGGACAGTTAAGTAAAATTGGGCCTCTATTAATTTCAGCTAGAAAGGCTTATATTGCTTTCCAATTAGCTGTACAAATTGGAGGAGTTTCTGCTGTATTTAGTACATTAGCAGCAACTATTGCAACTGCTACTGCTGGATTAACCACATTTACTGGGATATTTAAAGTTTTAGGTACCATAGTTGGTACTGTTGCAAAGCACCCTATAGTATTATTATTAACCGCTATTGCTGGGGCTGCAATGTATGCTACCTCCAGCTTAAATAAAACAGCCGGGGCTGTTCAAAATTTAGATAGGGAAGGCAAAGTAGCAGTAGCAGAGAATAATATAAAGGCTATTCAAGAGAAGATTGCTAATTCTACACAAAATGACCCCTCATCAAAAGAAACTGGGGACTTAATAGTAGAGTTACAAAATGCTAGAAGAGAGCTTCTTGATGCTAAAAAGGACTTAACAACCGAGTCTGCTATTAAAGATGCTAAATCAGCATTATTTAGAGCTGAGTCTTATACGTCTGCTTATAATTCAACCATTACATCAGGGCAACCCTCAACTAGTATGGGAGAGGAAACTAAATCATCTCTAATAGAAGCGGCTAATAGTATTAAGTCTATTGCTGATGTTACCCTTAAAGCAATGCAACCAGGAGATTCAAAGGCGGCTGAGTTAACTAAGTTTTCTGCAGAGTTAGCTAGTGCCGTAAAAGAACTTAGCTCTGCCGACTTTAAAGGTGGGGCAGGGTCAGAAGCATCTCAGACTGTTAAACACTTATCCTCTTTGATTAGTAAAGTTGAAAATTTAACAGGGGTTACTGAAGGTATTAAAATAATGGGGGATACATCTCAGCTACAAACTCAACCCCTCCCGGCTTTTAAAAAAGAAGCATACTCTGGGATGCCCGATGTAGGAACTACGAACTTAGGGAGTACAGTTTCAGATAAAGATGTTGAAGCAATTAAAAAGATTGTATCAGATATTTCCTCTCAATATTCTAATTATGAAAATGTATCTTCTATGACTGCTCAAGCTTCAAATAGACTAAATGAGGTAATTGATAAAGTTAGAGAAAGCCAAGAGTTTGCAGCCAAGTCGATGGAGAATACTGCACCTACCGAGGTTAAGGGGCTAGTAAAAGAATTTTCAGAAGCTCTTAAAAAAACTAGTAACCCTATATCAGCAGACCTATTGAGAGAAGAGTATACTAAAAAGGCAGAATCTCAAAGAGACACAGCCTTAGGCGGTGCCCAATCAGAGGCAGAAAGAACTAGGATAGAGGGTGCATATGCAGGATATATTGCTTCCCTTGGTAAAATGGTCAGTGGGCATAGAACTATCAATGAGTTGGAAACAGAGAAGGTTAAACTTTTAGGTATGAGCAGAGCTAAAGTTGCCGAAATGACAGACCTACATGGAGAAGAAGCAGCTAGAGCAAAAGCTATGAGGGACTTAGAAGCTGAGGCCCTAAAATTAGCAGTTCAACAAGAAGCAGTAATGAATAAAAGAGTTACTGCTATGAGTGAGTCAGCGTTACTACAATTAAAATTAACGGAGCGTCAAGCTGACCAAATTAAGGCCGAAGAGTATTATACTAGTCTTTTAAAACAAAGGGAAGATATTACTGCCCAAATTGCTAACCATAATAAATCTGGAGTAAAAGATAAAAAAGAACAAGAAGAATTAGAAAAGAAATCTCAAGCTATAAATGAAAGAATTGCGGAGGCTTACAAGCTTCAAACAACAGCTATGAAAGATGTTCAAGCAACTGAAAATCAAATTGTAGCCACTAAAACTAAAGAGCTGAGATTGGCTCAAGATATTGAAGCTGAATACGCCAATTATACTAATAGAACCTCAGGGTATGAAAAAGATTTAGCTGTATTAAAGGAAATAGAGAGATTAGTTAACTCTGGTGGCTTTTCAGAAGGTAAAGCTAGGACTATGGTATCTCAAAAGCTAGGTATAGATATTGAGGATAAACAAGACTCGTTAAAACAAACAGATGCTTTTTCTATGGGAGTAAATAACCCATCTTCTATTGGAATTAAGCAAAGTGAAAGAAATATAAATAGCTCCTATGATGGGCTAGATGCTACTATTAAAGCTAAGGCTGCCAATGACCTAGCATTATTAAATCAGCAGAAATTCGAGTTAGAACAAAATGGTTTAGATATGTCATTTGAACAGCAGGAACAGGCCGGTATAAGAATGACTGAACTTCAAACTTCCCTTGCGGAAGCTGAGGTTGCACTAGCACAATCTGTTCAGGATAGAAAAAATAAAATTCAAGCTATTGGGTATGGTGCGACAGCCCAAAATGCTAAAACTTCTTTTGACGGACTAGCGAGCATAGCAGAAGCATATTATACCCTATCAGGTAAAAAAAGTAAAACAGCATTTAAGGCTATGCAAGCTCTACAAGTTGCCTCTGCTATCGCCTCAACCTACCAAAACGCAATTCTAGGATACCAAAGAGGATTAGAAATGCCAATAGTAGGCTCAGTAATGGGCCCTGTCATGGCTGCTGCTGCAATAGCCCAAGGTATGATGCAAGTGGCTCAAATTAAGGCACAAACCTTCCACACAGGAGGTTATGTTTATGACGATAATAGAGCAGGATTAAGAAGTGATGAAGTACCAGCAATACTTCAATCAGGGGAATATGTATTAAGTAGAAATGACTTAAAAGCTATTAAAGATACCTCTGGGAACTCCAGTGGGTCTTCAGCTTCCCCTCAAAAATCAGAGGTAGTTATAGTTAACTCCTTAGACCCTTCAGTTATAGAGCAATATTTGACATCAAGAGCCGGAAGGCAAATTATTAAAAACGCAGTGAAATAAGGAGACCAGAAATGGCTTTTACCGTTGGTATTAATAAAAATATGGGGCAGATGTTTGAAGATTTAGAAACATTGATGCTACAAGAAGGTTGGGAAAAGCTTAGTAGAAACACTATAGGTTCTTTTACCACTAGTAGAGGATATAAATATACTGCCTCTGGATTAGTAGAGGCGTACCCTGGTAGGTATTCGGACACTACCGCCATAAAACTCGCACCTAATGGTGCATTCGCTCACAGTACTATTGGCCCTGGGGCATCAGAAACTTTTTATAATGATTACCCTACTGAATTTTCATTCTCTTTTTGGTTAAATTTAAGTGAAGATAGAACTAATTTTTATAATGTAGCTAACTATAATACTAGGTTTGCTCCTCAATTTATGGGACAATTCTATACAGGGGCTGTGCTAAGATGCTCCCCAACTTTGGCATTAGATAAAGATTGTGCCCTGGGGGAAATACACGGTGGAATGTATAGTCTTCTTTATATTATGAAAAAGCATTTTGTACATAAAGATGGTAAGGGTTGGGAACACTTCACATTTACCTACTCTAACCTTACTAAGACAATTTGTTTTTACCTTAATGGTAACTTAGTATATACTACACCTTTTCCAATAAAATTTCAAACTTGGACAATTTATGGAGCAATCCACGCAATAGCAGCTAATAGTCAATCAAAAATAATTGATGAATTAATTATGTGGAATAAGGTATTAACTAATGAGGAAACATTAACATTAGCTAATAGTACTACTAAAATACCAGCAGATGCCCCTTACGTTTTTGAAAAATTTACACAAGATATTGGGGTTTTATATGGCGGTACTTACCAAAATATATCCACCGGGGGGACCCCTATTTTGGTGTCTATTTTATATAATACAAGTAATAATATTGAATTTAGAACACCAACTTTTTACTCCTCCCCCTTAAAATTAATGGATGATTATGCAGTTGCTGCTATGGTCGGCCAAGAGACTAATCCAAGGTGCATGGCAGGTGTAGGGGCTACCTCAAGCGTCTTAAAAAAATATTGGTTGGTTGTAAATAGTGATAGGGTTATTATAGCATATAAGCTTTATGACCCCACAGCAGCTAGAGTTACTCCTGTTTACCAACTAGGGTATATAGGAAAGATTAAATCTTTAGGAAATGATGGAGCTTCTATTTTTAGTGCTGGGACAACGGGTACAACTACTAACTATCTATGGACTACTATAAATGCTACTACTTTTAGGTCTGGTGTTATGTATGCATCAAATAATGCACATAGATTAGGTTATTCTGGGTATCTTAATGCGGCAGTTGGTTCCATCAATACAACATTATCATCATTATACTCTATTAGTAATTCTACATTTTTAGCAGGCATAAATGTATCATATAGTACGATTGCTTTAGGGAGTTTGGACGGTGTTTTTGTAGTATCTCATAACCAGGCTAACCCGGAAGATTTAATTACAATTAATACAAATGATTATGTAATATTACCAGATGCTGACGCAGGGGCTGGGGTATATAATTTAGCACTGAAATTAAGTTAAGGATTTATTATGTATAATAATAAGAAGTTAAATGAGTATATTTTTTGGTCGGGGAACCAAACTAGTATATTGGACTAT